CTTCAGAAGAAATCTCTTGAGTTTTAGGGATTTTTTTGGATAAAGACAGAGGACAACAAACAAAAACGGAGGTTTGCGAACATGGCACGAAAAACGAAAACTTACAAGGACCTTGTGACGATGGCCGAGGAGTACGGAGTCGCTGACAATGCTCTTTTCCTTACGGCCCTGAATCAGTACTGCACGCAGCAGAAGGTCATCGACACGATCAACAAAGTTCTCAACGAGGAGGACAGTCTCATCACAACAAAGGAGTATGTCAAGAATCGTGAGAATGTATATGCACATCCGCTGATCCGTGAGCTCCCGAAGCACTCGGATGCAGCGAACAGAACGGCATCGATCATCCTGGACATTATCAAAACACTCGGTCACAAGAAGGCTTCGGGTTCCAAGCTCGATGAGTTCCTGAAGGATGATGAAGAATAACACGACCAATTATATCTTCGAGTACTATCAGAAGATTAAGAACGGCTCCGTGACTGTCGGCAAATGGATCGACATGGTCATGGAGTTTTTGATTGAAGGACTCCAGGACAAGAAGTTCTTTTATGATGGCCGAAAGGCTGACCGAGCGGTTAAATTCATTGAAACATTCTGTCATCACTGCGAAGGCCGTGCCGATCTGCTTAAACTTGAACTTTGGCAGAAGGCAATAATCGCAGCGATATTCGGAATTGTTGATGCACAAGGCATCAGGCAGTTCCGTGAAGTTGTGGTCGTGGTTGCCCGTAAGAATGGTAAATCGCTGTTGGCATCAGCGATTGCAAATTATTGTTTGTTCTGTGACGGTGAGTACGGAGCCAAAGTCTTTTGCGTGGCTCCCAAGCTCGAACAGTCAGATATCATATACAACGACATATGGCAAACGGTACAGTCAGAACCGGAGCTGGAACGACTCATCAAAAGACGAAAGTCAGACTACTATGTCGAGTCGACAAACAGCTCTGTGAAAAAGATTGCGTTTAACCATAAAAAGAGTGATGGCTTTAACCCGTCACTCACGATATGTGATGAGATTGCTTCCTGGCAAGGCGATGCCGGTCTTAAGCAATACGAAGTCATGAAGTCAGCACTCGGATCGAGGACACAGCCCTTGATCTTGAGTATATCGACATCAGGATATGTGAACGAAGGAATCTATGACGAGTTGATTAAAAGGTCGACTCGTTTTTTATTGGGTGATTCCAAGGAAAAAAGATTACTGCCATTCCTTTACACAATCGATGAGGTCAATCACTGGAACGACATCAACGAGCTTCAGAAGTCAAATCCGAATCTCGGTGTATCCGTTTCAGTTGATTACCTTCTCGAAGAAATAGCAGTTGCCGAAGGTTCGCTTTCCAAGAAGGCCGAGTTTATGACGAAGTATTGCAACATCAAACAGACTTCGGCTCAGGCATGGCTTAACACACCGGATGTCGAAAAGGCTTGCGGTGAGGCACTCAACATTGACGACTTCCGCAATAGTTACTGTGTAGGTGGTATCGACTTATCCAGGACAACAGACTTGACGGCAGCAACCGTTGTTATTGAGAAAGACGGTGAACTGTATGTATTCGCAAAGTTTTACTTACCAGCCGAAAAGATTGAAGAAGCGACTGAGCGAGATGGTGTGCCTTACAAGATATACATTCAGAAAGGCTGGCTTGAGACTTCAGGAGATAACTTCATCGATTATCAAGACTGCTTTAACTGGTTTACATCACTTGTTACCGAGAAGGAAATATATCCGCTTCAGGTAGGGTATGACCGTTATTCAGCACAGTACTTGGTGCAAGACATGAAGGCATTCGGTTTCCACATGGACGATGTTTTCCAAGGCTGGAACTTGTATCCGGTGCTCATGGAGTTCGAAGGACTCCTAAAGGATCGGAAGATCCACATCGGAGACAACGCACTCTTAAAGATGCACTTGTTGAACAGCGCAATCAAGATGGATGTCGAGCAGAACAAAGGCAAGCTTGTAAAACTTAGCGCAAATGACCACATTGACGGACTTGCAGCACTTATTGATGCAATGACGGTCCGTCAGAAGTGGTATTCAGAGATAGGCGACCAATTAAAGAACTAAGAGGACAGGTGAAAATGGGATTATTTGACAGCATTTTCGGAAAGAAGGAAAGAACAGAAATCAAAGCCGATTCGTACTTCAAAGCATTGACGGCTTATTCTCCGGTGTTCCATTCATGGAACGGCTCACTGTATGAGTCAGAGCTTGTGCGGAGTGCTATCGATGCGAGGGCCCGACACATTGCAAAGCTTCGTGTTGAGGTTGTGGGAAGTGCGAGACCTTCGCTTCAGGTCGATCTGAAGAAAAGGCCAAACACTTTTCAGACCTGGTATCAGTTCATGTATCGACTGAGCACGATTCTTGATATGCATAACACGGCTTTTATTGTTCCTGTGGTCGACAAGTACGGCGACACGGTTGGGATGTTCCCGGTGCTTCCGACAAAGTGCGAAGTCAGAGAAACAAAAGACGGCCGTGCGGTGCTCCGTTATGAGTTTGCTGATCGTCAGGTTGGTGCTTGTTACATGAGCGAGTGCGGAATCCTCACTAAGTTCCAGTATAAAAACGACTTCTTTGGTGAGAAGAACGGCGCACTTGATTCAACCATGAAGCTTATCGATATGCAAGAGCAAGGCATTGTCGAAGCCATCAAGAACGGTGCGACATATCGCTTCATGGCAAAGGTCAATAACTTTTCAAAGACTGAGGATCTGAAGAAAGAACGACAGAGATTCAGTGAAGAAAACTTCTCCAAGGAAGCCGGAGCGGGCGGGCTTTTGTTATTCCCGAATACATATTCCGACATCCAGCAGATCAAGACGAGCCCATACACGATAGATCCCGAAGAACGCAAGACCATTCAGGACAATGTGTTCAATTACTTTGCGGTGAATGAGGACATCATTCAGTCAAAGGCCGTGGGCGACAAATGGGATGCGTTCTATGAGTCGGTCGTTGAGACCTTCGCAATACAGTTTTCTGAAGTTACAACACAGATGTTTTTCTCAGACCGTGAGCAGAGCTTCGGAGCCAGGATCATGGCAACATCAAACAGACTTCAGTATATGTCTAACAAAGACAAACTTCAGGTATCGGCTCAGATGGCTGACAGAGGTCTGATGACTATAAACGAGATTCGTGAGATTTGGAACTTGCCTCCGGTTGAAGGTGGCGATTCCCGTCCCATCAGAGGCGAATATTATATGCAAGGCGAATCCGAAACAGTTACGGAGGAAACTGAAGATGAAGAAGTAATTGATGAAACCAGCGAGGAGGAAAACAATGAGTGATTTAATGCAGAAGATTCAACAGGGCAGACAGTACCGCAATGTTAAGGAAATCAGAAGTGATGCGGTGCCGTTTGATGAGGAAAAAAGATACAGAGTGCGTGGTTATGCGACCACATATAACGAGCCCTACACACTTTATTCGGATGATGATATCGAAATCCGTGAACAGGTTGCTCCCGAAGCATTTGCTGATGCGGACATGAGTGATGTCATCATGCAGTACAACCATGAGGGCCGAGTTTTTGCAAGAACAAGAAACAATACCTTGTCGTTAACGAGTGACGAACACGGTTTGTTAATAGAAGCCGATCTGGGTGGAACAGAGATAGGCAGACAGCTCTTTGACGAGATTGACGGAGGATACACCGACCGTATGAGCTTCGGCTTTACGGTTGATGCGGACGAAGTCAGCGAAGAACGGGAAAAGGGCAAGCGCACAATCTACTTAAGAACGATAACCCGTATCGGCAAACTGTATGATGTTTCGGCTGTTTCTATACCCGCCAATGACGGAACCGAAATTTCAGCTCGAAGCCTTGTAGACGGATTGATCGAAAAGGAAAAAGCGGAGCGACTTATCGAGGCTGAAAAAGAAGCGAGAGCAAGGGCGAAGGCAGAACTTGAGCTGGAACTTGAATTAATCAGGAGGTAATCGCATGAACATCGAAGAAATGAACATCGATGCTATCGAAGCAAGACTGTCCGAGATTGAGACAGAAAAAGAAGCTCCTGAAGCAAACTTTGAAGCACTTACCGAAGAAGTAAGAGCACTCAAAGAGCAGAAGGACAAATTAATTGCCGAGGCTGAACAGCGCAAGGCAGACCTCGAAGCCATAGCAAAGGACGAGGTTAAAACAGAAGTTAAAGAAACATTCGAGGAGGAAAGAAAAACCATGAGCGACATCGAAATCAGAAATTCTGCTGAATATATCAGCGCATTCGCAAACTACATCAAGACCGGTAAGGCTGACGAGTGCAGAGCACTCTTATCCGAGAACGGATCAGGCAAGGTTGCTGTTCCTGAACTTGTTGACGAAGTTATCAAGACAGCTTGGGACCGTGAGGACATCACCCGCCTTGTTAAAAAGACATACCTTAAGGGCAACCTCAAAGTCGGATTCGAATTATCCGCAACGGGTGCTGCTATCCACACCGAAGGTGCGGCTGCTCCCAGTGAGGAAACACTTGTACTCGGTATCACCGAACTTGTTCCTCAGTCAATCAAGAAGTGGATCACCATATCTGATGAAGTTATGGACCTTACCGCAGAGAGCTTCCTTCGTTACATCTATGATGAACTTACCTATCAGATCGCAAAGAAGGCTGCTGATTCTCTTATCGCTGATATCGAAGCTTGCGGAACCGTATCAACCAACAGCGGAACCACTCATCAGGTAGCAGTTCCCAAGGTTACTGAAGCAACAATCGCAGTTGGATCAGTTGCAAAGGCAATCGCAGAACTTTCCGATCAGGCTTCAAGTCCCGTTGTAATGATTAACAAAGCAACATGGGCTTCCTTCAAGGCTGCTCAGTATGCTGCAAGCTATGCTGTTGATCCTTTCGAGGGCCTTCCTGTTGTATTCAACAACACAATCAAGGCTTACACAGTTGCTACAACCGGTGAAACCTATGCAATCATTGGCGACCTTGGTTATGGCGCACAGATGAATATGCCCAATGGTGATGACATCGAGTTCAAGTTCGATGACCTTTCACTTGCTGAGGCTGATCTCGTTAAGATTGTTGGCCGTAAGTTCGTTGGTCATGATGTAGTTGCTCCCAAGGCATTCGTTAAGCTTGTAAAATAATTCGGTTTTAGACAGACAGAGGTGCACAAATGAAAACATTGATTGCAATACCTTGCATGGACACGGTGGCGACTGGCTTTTGTCAGTCGCTTGCCATGCTTAAAAAGGTCGGTGAGTGTTATGTAACACACTTGGCCGGTTCATTGATTTACGACAGTCGCAATAAAATCGCTGCGAAGGCCATAGAGTTAGGCACTGACTGGCTTATGTTCTTCGATTCGGATATGATATTTCAGCCCGACACACTTGAACGGCTTATGGCACACGATAAGGACATAGTAAGCGGGCTTTACTTCCGCAGAACCGGCACATATCGGCCTGTCATCTTCGATGAACTTGATGTCAAGGACGGCAAGGCTGTTCATCACGGCATGATTGATTATCCAAAGGATGACATCTTTAAGGTTGCGGGCATCGGATTCGGCTGTGTACTCGTCAAGACAGAAGTATTGCTTGACATGATTGCAGCAAAAGGCGATTGGTTCACACCGTTCTACGGAATGGGTGAGGACCTTGCCTTTTGTTATAGGGCACGGGAAATGGGATACGACATATGGGTAGATCCCACAGTCAAGTGCGGTCATGTCGGCAATGTGGTTGTCACCGAAGAATTTTATGAAGCTTATAAATTTGCTAATGACGGAGGGATTCAACATGGCAAAGATTAAGGTAAAAGTTATAATGCCGTTCTCCGATGGAGTAAACGGTTATAAGTTTGGCCAGGTAATCGAAGTCGATGAATCAATCTTCTCGGCTGACAGAATGGTCAAGATAGAAGCAGAGAAGCCTGAAAAGGCTGAAAAGAAAGCAACAAAGAAAGGATAAGCAACATGGCACTTTTAGATGATATCAAAACTGCTTTGCAGATATCGACAAACACATTCGATTCCGAGCTCACGGACCTTATCTCAGCCGGAGTCACAGATTTAAACATTGCCGGTGTTGAAGGTGATACTGTCACGATCATCACGACAGATCCAATCGTCAAGCGGGCATTGATATCTTATGTTGCATATCAGTTCGAATTGCTTCACGGCTCGACTGACAGATCGAATGCGTTGAAAGCATCTTATGACGAGCAGAAAGCACAGTTATCAATGCACACCGGATACACAACCTGGGAGGCCAGCAATGAATAAAGTCGTTGAAGTCAAGCTCATATCACAGACGGAAGTCTATAACGAAATGGGTGTTCCTACAATCACAGAGACAAAAACGACTGTCATCGGTAACTTCTCAACGGTATCGGCTCAGGAGTTCTTCAGAGGCGGTGAAATAGGTATCAAGCCTGAATTTATCGTCAAGGTATGGGCGAATGAGTACAACGGCGAGACATTGCTTGAGTTTGGTGATAAACGATACATCATATATCGGATGTACCTTGAGGACTCAGGGCGGTGTGAACTGTACTGTCAAAAGGATGTGGGAGCATGAGCAACAGTCAGATCAAGATAAGTCAGATGGAATCCGTGATAATGGATGCGCTTGAAAAGTACAAGGATAAGGCCGAGGAAGTCATCGGAGATACACTTCCGCTTGTCGGAAAAGAAACGGCTGATGAACTTAAACGGACGAGCCCTAAACGGACGGGCGAATATGCCAGCTCATGGACATATTCCATGCAAAAGAGTCGTGGAAGTAAAAACAAGAACAAGCTTATTGTTCATAACAAGAAACATTATCGAATAGTTCATTTACTCGAAAAAGGCCATGCAAAACGCAATGGTGGACGAGTTGAGGCAAAGGTTCATGTCGCTCCGGCACAGGATCATGCCGAAGAAAAGGCTATTCAGAGAATATCAGATAAGTTGGAGAACTTAGGAGTATGAGCTTAACAGAACTTACAACGATGCTTCGAAGCATCACGGGCTTTTCAAATAAAGTTGCATATCGTCAGTTCAGGGAAGGCACGGCTCCGAATCTTCCGTTCATTGTGTACTATGTCGAGGGTTCTGATAACTTCCTCGCAGATGGAAAGGTATACCTTCCGAGGCAAGATGTTGCTATAGAACTATATACCCAGGAAAAGGATGTTGCTTCGGAGGCTTTGATCGAAGAAAAGCTGAACGACAATAACATTCCCTGGGAAAAGGTTGAGGATTACATCGATTCCGAGCATATGTACATGATAACCTATTCAATTACTATTTAAGGAGGCTTTAACATGGCTAATAAGGTTAAATATGGTCTTAAGAATGTGCATTATGCAGTTGCACATATAGGCACGACCGGAGCAGCTACATATGACACTCCTGTGGCATGGCCCGGAGCTGTTGAGCTGTCTCTTGATGCCGAAGGCGAAACCAGCAAGTTTTATGCAGACAACATTGCCTATGCACAGTTTGCTGCCAATGCTGGATACTCAGGTTCATTCACTTCAGCACTTATTCCTGAAGGATTCAAGACAAGTGTACTCGGCGAAGTAACGGACACTGTTGGTGTTCTTTATGAGGATGCCGGTGCTTCAGCTCAGCCTTTCGCACTTCTTTTCCAGTTCGAAGGCGATGACAGCGCAACAAGACATGTGCTTTATAACTGTGTAGCTTCAAGACCTTCTGTATCAGGATCTACCACAGAAGATTCTATCGAAGCACAGACAGAAGAAGTTGAGATAACTTGCTCATCCATTTTCAATGCAACACTTAACAAGGATGTAGTAAAGGCTCGTTGCCCTGAATCTGTTACGACCACATACGGCTCATGGTTTAGTGCAGTATATCAGGCATAAAGACAGGAGGACAGAGGGATGCTCAGAACAGTACAAATAGGCGAGAAGGAAGTTAACCTTCTCGCCAATGCTGCGACACCGATCCGTTATAAGATGGTGTTTGGCGATGATATAATGGTCTCTTTTAATCAGATCAATTCGAACAAAAGAGACACCGGAGAAATACTTGACATCACTTCACAGCTTGCATACATCATGAACTGCCAGGCTGAATATGACAAAAAGGCTTTGAACAGTGTTTCAAAAGACTCATATGTCGAATGGCTTGAGGACTTCGGGCCGATGGACTTCGTGAATGCAAGTGAAGCGATAATAAACACATATCTTGGCACAACCGGAACAGATTCCAAGTCAAAAAAAGAGGTAGGCCGACCGAAAGGGAAATAAACACGGCGGTTTATTTCATTCGGGCGAAGCAGATCGGCCTGACACTTGCCGAACTGGAAGAACTGACACAGGGTTTTGTGACAGATATGATAATCGAAGCAAATAATGATAACTGTGAATATAGACAAGTCGCTCGTCAGGGCGACTTTGATTCGTTTTAGAGGTAACTATGGCTGATCGTATCAAAGGCTTAACAATCGAGATTGATGGTAATACTACCAAACTGTCGAAGGCTTTGGAAGGTGTCAACAAGGACATCAGGAGCACACAGACACAGTTAAAGGATGTTGAGAAACTTCTCAAGCTTGATCCCGGTAACATAGACCTTTTAAGACAAAAAGAAGAACTGCTCAATAAGGCTGTTACAGACACGGCCGATAAATTAGGCACACTTAAGACTGCGCTTGCACAGATGGATGCTTCCGGAGTCGATAAGTCGTCCGCAGAATATCAGGCACTCCAGCGAGAGATAATCGCAACCGAAAACAGCCTTAAAGACTTGAAGCGAGAAGCAGAGCTGAGCAATGCGACACTCGCCAAGATAGGCGAGACGGCCAAGAAGGTTGGAGACGGTGCAAAGAAGGTTTCTGATTCGACAAGAGGACTCAGCACGGCTGCGGGCGGTGCTTTGGTTGCTCTTGGTGGTGTGGCTGTTAAAGCGGGTGAGAATGCCGATGAGCTTCTCACGATGGCAAAGCAGACGGGACTGTCTACTGATGCCCTTCAGAAGATGGCATATGCTTCCGATCTGATCGATGTTGATGTAAACACAATCACATCGGCAGTCGCAAAGATGAAAAAGGGCCTCGATTCAAATGCAGATGCGTTTGAAAAGATTGGTGTTGCTGTTAAGGATGCAAACGGCGAATACAGAAGCACGGAAGATATCTTCAATGATACGATTGTGGCACTCGGCAACATCGAGAACGAGACCGAGAGGGATATCACAGCGATGGACCTTTTCGGCAAGTCGGCAGACGAACTTGCGGGCCTTATCGATGACGGCGGTGCAGCGATGCGGGCACTCGGAGAAGAAGCGCAGAACAGCGGTGCTATTATCTCCGAAGATGACTTAAAAAAGGCGGGTGAGTTTAACGACTCACTCGACAAGATAAAAGCGCAGTTAAGCGGTTCATTTGGACAGGCTGCGGTCAAGGTGCTCCAGGCACTCACACCGGTGCTTGAGACTGTGGCAAATGCTATCTCAGGCATTGCAGACAAGCTTGCAAATGTATCACCTGAGACAATACAGATAATTACGGTAGTCGCTGGTATCATTGCAGCGATATCACCTATTGCGGGCATCATATCGGCTATAGCGACAGCTATTTCGGTCATTACTCCGATTATTGCAGCGGTCAATGCTGTCATTGCAGCGAATCCCGTTGTATTAGTCATCATGGCTATTGTTGCAGCGATAGGCTTGCTGGTGGCAGCGGGTGTTGCCATTGCGAAGAACTGGGATGCGATAAAGGAAAAGGCTTCCGAGATTTGGGGAGCGATAACAGAGAAGTTCAATGCAATCAAGGATGCTGTTGTTGAAAAGTTCAATGCCGTAAAAGAAAAGGTAACTGAGACATTTAACAACATCAAGGATGCTGCGGCCGAGAAGTTTAACGCAGTCAAGGAAGGCGTTAGTTTTGCTCTTAATGCAGCCAAGGAAGTTGCATCCGAGAAGCTCGGAGCAATGAAAAAGGCATTTGAAGAAAACGGCGGTGGCATCAAGGGAGCAATGGCCGCTGCATGGGAAGGCATCAAAGGAGTATACACGGCGGGCTTTTCGTTTATCGATAAGTTGACGGGTGGCAAGCTCACGGAAATAAAAGACGCAATCTTTGGCAAGTTTAAAGAGATAATCGACAAGGCTAAGACCTGGGGCAAGGACCTGATCCAAAACCTTATCGATGGTATTATGGGCATGGTCGGCAAGGTAAAAGATGCAGTCGGCAACATTGCACAGACCATTAAAGACTTCCTTGGATTCTCTGAGCCCGATGAAGGTCCGCTTTCGAACTTCCATACATTCATGCCTGATATGATTGATTTAATGACCAAGGGTATAGATGAGAACTTATACAAGGTTCAGGATGCAATGACAAACCTTGCGGGAACGATGGTACCGGAGACAAATGTCAATGTTAACTATGACGATAGAGGAGTTACTTCAAGACTTGACTCGATAGGCCAGTCACTTGGACAGCCTCAGCCAGTTGCGGTTCAGGTAGTGCTTGAAGGTGATGCAAATGGAGTCTTCAGACTCGTTCAGAATGCAAATGACTTATATATGAAATCGACAGGAAAAAGCGCATTCGCATAAGAGGTGACTATGTTCGTTTTATTTAAGGCGGGGAATACCGATTATTCTAAGAAGATAATCGAAGGCTCCTACAAAGTATACAAAAATGAAGTGACATTCGACTGGGAAGACGGAAATCACAAGAAACATCATGAATTAATACGATATAGGACAAGCGGTTCTTTCCAGGTATATATGAAGTCATGGAGCGATTACACAAGCTTCTTGTCGGTTCTTGAAGGTGTGCGCTCAGGATCCGAGTATTCACTTACCGTGTTTGCTCAGAATACGAACACTTCGGAAACATCAACATTTTTCGTGAAGTTGCCTCCTGAATTACGACAGAAGAACGACAGCACATTTTCACCTGGCAAGTTCACTATTACGATAGAGGAAGCATAAAATGTTAAATATCTCAGAAGCCGAAAAAGACTTATACCGTGCAGACGGAGTCAGCAAAGTGGTTGAGATAGCTATCCCGCTTCTGTCGATAACACTGGATAACGATGACCTTGTCAAAGAGTCGGTATCATTAACGGAAAGAATCGAGAGCGAGAAAAACCTTTCATTCAAAGGCTGTTGCGCTTCGATTCTTTCTTTTGAAGTGGCAAATTTTACGACAGACATCAGAGGTCAGTACATCGAAGCCACAATAACAGCAGAAGACGGTGAGACACTTCCGCTCTTTGCTGGGTATGTTGACTCACAAAGCAATACCAATTATGAAGATTACATCACGAAGATAACGGCAGTCGATGCGCTTAAGCCAGTGCTCGATCAGGATGTTACTTCATGGTATAACGCTTTAACTTTTCCCATAACAATCAAAAACTTGCGTGACAGCTTCTTTGCTTATGTGGGTATGTCTCAGGAAACGACATACCTTGTAAACGATGGTCAGACTGTCACGAAATCGATAGACGATCCGACAATTACCGGAGCGACAATCCTTAAATCGATTTGTCAGATAAGCGGGCGGTTCGGTATATACGGAAGGGATAAGGTGTTCCATTACAGAAGACTGGGCCGTGTTGATGAAGGTACATTCCCTTCAAGCACGACATATCCATCAGTCAATCTGTTTCCCGCAGAATCGAATGCAAACGAGCAGATACTTAAGGATTTATACTCTTCTGTTACATACCAGCCATATCATACGCAGAAGGTCAGCAAGGTCATCATAATCGGTCAGGATGGTGCGATAAAAGGGCAGAGCGGAGATGCTTCCGCAGATACCTTATATATAGCTGACAACAAACTTGCGTGGGGCCTTGGCAATGCTACACAGGCAGCCGCAAATATCATCAGTGAGATAGGTGAAATATCATTCACTCCGGCAAGACTCGACTGCAAAGGTCTTCCGTATATCGAATGTGGTGATATCTTCCTTGCAAACACAAGGATAAACGCAGTCACATCATATGTGCTGGAGAGAACACTTACGGGTATCCAGGCGATAAGGGATTCTTATGTCGGTGATATCGAGGAGAAGAGACAGGCTTATACACTGACCGTACAAACGGAAATAGGTGCGACTCAGTCAGCAACAAGTGAAGCACAGAGCACGGCAGACAGTGCAGCCTCGGCAGCTTCAACAGCACAAAGTACGGCAAGTGGAGCAGCTTCGGCAGCATCAAACGCACAAGGAACAGCAAACAGTGCGCTCGGAACGGCAAACAATGCTATCACAAGAATCCAGGCGATAGAATCTGACTATATAAAAACTGCTGATTTAAGTGCTACAAATGCCCGTATAACTAACTTGTCTTCAACTGTGGCAACAATAAACAGCGCTTATATAAACGAGGCACGGTGCAAGACTATCGTTTCAAACTCATTACAGTCATACTTTGCAAATATCACATATCTTCATGTTAACGGTCGAATATCGTCATCATCAGGCTATACACTCGGAGCAACAACATATACGCAAAAACAGGCGAATGTACGAATGGCAGACGGTTCAACCAGGTTGTTGACATATTTAGGATATACTTAATGGATAACATAAACAAAACAATCAGAGCACTTCAGGATGCTATGCTCAACATTCTTAATGCGACAGACTTGCCTATCGAAGTTAAAAGACTTGTTGTTGCGGATGTATATCATGAAGTGGTTAAACAGGCAGATACAGAGTTTATTCTTATGATTGAGGGAGAAAAAAACAATGCAGAAAGCACATGATGCGAGTTACAACAATTACTGGGAAAACTTGCCGAGTGTTCAGACTCCTATCATCGCTGCTCAGTTAAACAGAAACGAGCAGACAGTCGATGAGATAGATAACAGAGTCATCACACTGGATACGAACAAGGCAGATCAGAGCGACTTGGATGATGCGGTTAAAAGTGTGACTTTAACGGCTGGCACATTTGAAATTGAGCACTTTGACGGTACCATAAATACATATGACACTGACCTTGATGTTATTCCCAAGAGTTATGACTTCATAGATAATCCAAACGATGCACACTATAAGAATCTTGCGATAATACTTGCAAATGGCTCGGTTGATTATGCAGATATGACCGGAGTCATCACGGAAAATGACTTCACGACTTCGGGAACGATTAACTATGCGATATCAACATCGGGAAGTGTTTCTTTTGATATTAATGATTATTCGATAACCGATACAAAGATGCAGCCGAACTATTTAAGTGACATAACGGCTCAGGCTGGCATCGCTACAAACGCAGCCACTGCATCCGCAAACAGTAAGAAGGATTCTGAAGCATGGGCAGTCGGTACAAGAGACGGTGTTCCTGTCGGCCCGACAGATCCGACTTATCAGAACAACGCTCAGTACTATGCAACACACGGAGCTGGTTCATCTTTAGCTGGTATGACGGATGTCGATGTTTCGACAGTATCAAACGGACAGATAATCAGATACAATTCATTAACGACTATGTGGGAAAATGCGGATGAGGCAACAGGCCTCCTTCCGCATTTAATCATTTTATCTGAAACGGGATCCACAGTAACCGTAAATAAGACGGGTATTCCTACAATATACGCAACAGAAACCAGTACCGGACATTTTGAATGTGATGTACCTTCTTTCGGTACATATACCATTGATGCAATACTCGGTGGTGATGATGCTCAGGTATCCATAAATGTTGATGCCGTTAAGGTTTACACGGTAGATGACTCACACTTCTATGCAGATATAACAGTTACATATCCCACAGGAGCAACAGTATCGTGTTCCAAGTCAGGCGAAACGACAATGTATGCGACTGGTTCGCCTTATACCTTTACGGTTCACGCAACAGGAACATGGACACTCACTTGTGTTAAGGGTGGCATAACAAAGACAACAACAGTAAGTATCACGACTTCGGGACAGACAGAGTCATATAATTTTACTCCCACAGGAAGCACTGTTACACCGACAGATGATGTCGAGACATTGCTCTTATGTGCCGGAGTTTGGGATTCAACACTTACGACTATTTCAGCAGTTATATCAGATGCAAGCACACTTTCGGCAGTTATCGCATCAAATAATGCGGTTGACTATCTTGTTAGATCTACGACCTGGGTATCAGATTTCTGTTCCGACAGTACTGCGATGAGTTATATCGGCTTGAATAACTATTGTGCGAACACACTTATTGCAGATAGCGAATGGTTAACGGCTATATCAAATAGCACATATAAAGAAACGGTGCTTAATGTCAAAAATCCTACAATGACATCGGACACTACGCCAAGCGGAAAGGCAAGTGCAAGTGCGGTATATGACGCTTCTCATGCCGCATGGATGGCATTTGATGGCACTACATCATATGGTTGGTGTAAAAGTGGCGCAACGGGATGGTTAAAATACGAATTTCCAAGTGCCGTTTCTGTTAAATCTGTCAAAATAACAAATTATGGTGGAAACTTCGGAAGTGGCTCTATTGAAATTCAAGGCTCAAATGATGACAGTACATGGACAACCTTAAAAACTTATACGCTTACAAATGGACAAACAGTTGATTTGTCGTTTGTTAATTCTGATTCCTATAAATACTATCGGTTAAATATATTAACGGCTACGGGTAGTTATGGCTGCGGAATATCAGATATGATTTATTACGGCAGAGAAGATGTTTAAAAATAAAGTGGTGGCGGAATAGACGCTTCGGCGGTAAAAGCCTCGTTAGACCAAAAGGTGACAGAGGTTAATAGTAGACGCATAGTAATCACAGAGAAAGCGACAGAGCATTGTCGGTTGAACGCAAAAAGAGCAGCCAGCAAGGTCAGGGCATAAACTGATGTATCTGTGAGAATACCGATATGTAAGGTGCAAATCCTTACCCACTTTAAAATATGTGAGGTAACAGAATGACGGTTGATGAAGCGGTTGCAATTCTTGAGGATTATCTTCTACTCGATGAAGATGTTCACAATGAATATATAGATGCAATCAGAACACTTATAAAGGCGGTGACAGTATGAATTTAGAAGAACGAGTAAGAATATTAGAAGAACAAGTCCGAGGTCTTATTTCCGCAAGAGCCAAAGACAAGATGTACACCGATGCCGACATCAACGGCACAAGGCAGAGTGTGGCGAATATCACGCCGTGGACACAGACTAAAAAGGCTTACATTGATGACACCGAAGTGGTGTTCACCGATGTGCCTAACGGAAACCTTACCGTGTACTGTGATGTGGCGTATTCGGTAGTGAGAAGTGCGACAGAGGTTACTGTTTCCTTTGCGCCACTTGAAGAAGTAATTGATGTGACAATATCAATTTTATAGAGAGGAGAAAGTTATGAATTATTACATTGATTCCATTGAACAGATTAAAAAAGATGCGGGTGGTTACACCGAGTATGGTGCAAGAACCAAAGAGTCAGGAACACTTGACGAAATCAGAAGCAAGATGTTTCAGAAAGTTACAAATGTGCTTAATGATTTAGGCGAGTCAGGCAAGCACACCTTTATGGACATTCGCATCACCAATTCCGTTGGCGGTTGTGTTGAAAAGTATGTCTGCGGACAGTACATTGAATCATAAGATTCAGAAAGAGAGGTTTGTATGAATTTCGGTATAGCAAATGTAACCGCAATCACAGTTATTTGTTACTTGATCTGCGAGGGTGTTAAGACTACCAAACTTGATAACAAGTATGTCCCCGTAATCGCCGGGACACTTGGTGCGATTCTTGGTGTTGTTGGTTTCCTTACTCATATGCCCGATTTCCCTGCGGAAGATATTCTTACCGCACTTGCGGTTGGTATCGTTTCGGGCCTTGCTGCTACGGGTGCCAATCAGGTTGGCAAACAGCTCAAGAAGGAAGAAGAAAAGAAGGAACCGACCGAGTCGGAACACTCCGAAGGAAAGAGCGGTGATGAAGTATGAAACCATACGATGAGGCAAATGCCCAGGCCATAATGAACTTTTGGGCGGGCAAGATAAATGAATATGCTATCTGCGGTTGGTTGGCAAATTGGAACACGGAAAGTAATCTGCGGTCTGACAATATGCAAAATTCCCATATGAAGAAATGGGGCATCACCGATGAAGAATATATCAAGGCGGTTGATGCTGGTACTTGGGTTTCCCCTGACGGAAAAGACTTTGCACACGATGGGTGCGGGGCAGGTTTATCGCAATGGACTTCAAGTGGGAGAAAGGCTGGCATACTTGATTATGCAAGGAGTAAAGCCAAGTCTATTGCTGATATGCAGATGCAAATGGAGTATGCCGAGATAGAATTAAATTCTTCTTCGTTCAAGTCAACGAGAGAGGGATTAGAAAATTGCACAAGTCCAAGTGAAGCTGCGATTATCATAATGACTACCTACGAAAAACCCGCATCGAAAGATGACACCGCCAAACAGAAAATCCGTGCTGATGAAGCCGAGGAGTTTTATCAAAAATATTACGGCGGTGTCACTCCCACTCCGGTAAAAAAAAATAAACTTCTTGCCCTGAGTGCGGGACATTATCTTTATACGGCTGGAAAGAGATGTGCGAAGCAGATCGATCCGCTTGAGACAAGGGAGTGGGTTCTTAATGCCCGTATCGCAGACAAGCTGACCGAAATGCTTTCAAAGTATGACGGTGTTGAAGTGCTTCGCCTTGATGATCCGACCGGGGAGATTCCGATCAAGATCGAGGAGAGAGCACGGATATCTGATGAGCATAATGCAGACTTTTACCTTGCCATTCATCACAATGCGGGTATCAACCTTGGAAACGGTGGCGGTGTAGTCGTTTATCATTATCCGCTCGATCGGAACAAAGCCCAGGCGACAGAACTGTACAATGATGTTGTTAATGCTAACGGCCTTCGGGGTAACAGATCCCGCCCGATAGTTGAGACAACAGAATTATACGAAGTCTGTGCTCCACAAGCTGATTCGATACTCTTAGAGAACGGCTTCATGGATTCCTGGACCGATACACCTATCATCCTGACAGATCAGTTTGCAGAAAACACAGCCAAGGGACTTTTAAAGTTCTTCGTTGACTATTGGAAATTGGAAGTTAAGCCGGAGTCACCGGCTCAGGATATACTGAATAAAATAGAATCTATTCGTAACAACATCAAGGCTCTTGAGGCTCAGGTTGATGAGCTCCTGGAGCAGTTAAGGAGCATAGTATAAATGGACTGGGGTTCTTTATGGACGGCTCTGCTCGCCTTCCTGGGTGTGCTGGTTGCCGAATTTGTCAAAGTACGGATTAAGAAGCTTGATAACGATGCAAAGCGCAAGGATGATATTGTCGCTTGCGAAGCAAAGCACAGGGCAAACTTTGATGATGTTAAAAAAGAGTTTAACGAAAGACTCGATTCCATTGACAGTACTCTTGACACGATCAGAAACGAACAGACCAAGATCAGCACGACCGTGAAGCAGTTGGAAGCCAAACAGGACAAGTACAACAATGTCATTGAACGCACATACAAGCTTGAAGGAAGTGTTGATATGCTATTAAGCCTCAACAATCTAAAGAAGGCATAAATCGTCTCCTTTCATTACATAATCCACAAAAAGGCCCTCGGAGTGATTCCGGGGGCTCTTTTTGTCTGACTTCCTATTATGGGGGTTAAAGTAATGGATAAATACCATCTAAGAATATTATATCAAATTGAAATTTAGTAACAATTTAGTAATTTTAGTAACGAGATGAAAAGTGTATGGGATGAACCCATCTTTCAAAACTTCCGAAATGATTACTAAATGATTACTAAAAATTATATTAAAATTACTAATTTTTATTAATTTGGCTAATATTTTTAAGGCAAAGCAAAAGCCCGAAACCTTGTTAATCAAGCGGTTTTCAATGATTTCGGGCCTTCCTTCATTTCTGCGGAAGATGGGACTTGAACCCATATTCATATCGATATAACCCGCTTATTTACGGCATTTCTTAATTTTCATTACTAAATCATTACTAAAAATCTCGGATATTTAACTTTCAGTGTGGTTTTAAGAAAACCAACCACAGAACTTTAGCATAGTGAAGTGGTGTGGTTGGAAATCTTATCCTTGACTAATCAATGACTTCATCATCGCCATTTAGCTTTCTACCGCAACGGTGACAGAAGTTATATCTGTATTTGCTGACAGACTCGCAATGAGGACAATACCACAAGGTAGAATCAGATGGTTTGTAATGGTGTCTTTCACAGTATTCTTGATGCGATAGCCATTCATAAGGTTCTGCATCAACACCTATAATGTTTTGCTTTATGTAGTCAATAGTCACTGTGAGAACTTGTTCTTGAACACGCTCAATCTTTATATCGTCCTCATCCATGTGCTGTAGTGAACTTGGGCTGTTCAAACAAGACCTTATACCTCCACGCATGACTTTTAGATGCCACAATGCTTGTTTTATGGTTGTTACATCTGCGTATTCATTATCATCAGTCCAGATTTTTGACATTAGATTTACCTCGTACTTTTGGTGTTCTTACTAAAAACATTTCATCACAGTTTTTTATGTTTATGTCATATATTACAGAACCCTTATTCTGACAGACATAATCCACTGAATGACCTGTTATTTCGGGTGTTTTGATAGTTCTGCAATAGATACAAGTTGCACAACAATCTTCGATTATAGCATTATCATTCACGCTAAAAAGATGCCTTTGATGGTTTCCAGTATCTACTTCAATAATGCCATTATTCCATTCGGCTATAGCATTATTCAGAACATCCATATAGTTACCATGTCCTATAGCTGATACATAGGCATGTGAAACACATTTGCCACCAAAACAAGATACGGCAGAAAAGTATCCATCCAAACCGTCAACTCTTACCATAGGCTTAGGTATCCTTCCGCAAAGAGGGCAAGGCTTTAAATCTCCCTCAATACATTCGTCAAAAGCTCCTTTGATACCAATAAGCTCTGTCGCATTGGGTTTACAGAAATTTTCAATTTTTATCATTGGGTTGCTCCTTTAATAGCTTCTCAACTGCTCTTTGATAGATAAAAGATGTATTACTCCGTAAAACCTCGGATAATTCATCAATATCAACACCAGCACTAACAGATTTAGGCTCGATAATGAGATGTACTCCATTAACATCAAGAATCATGTCACACTGCTCAATTATCTTCCTACCATCTAGTTTCTCAGGCTTATAGTAACTGTATTTAGCCTGTTTAACTGCTGAGTTGCGATATAGTATTTTGGCTCTTAGAACCTTGAAATTGTAACCTCTGCCTATTGCTGAGATTTCCTTGGAAACCCTGTTTAATGACTCCGTAATGGCATTTGTATAGCGATTATCGAAGTAGTTAAAGATTTCGGTTCTCCAATTCTCAACCATATCGGCAAAAGCTAAATACTCTGGGTAATCCGTAATGGTTGTTTTCCATTCATCAAAGGCTTGCTCTGCTTCTGATCTAGTCTTACTGAACAGATAGATTTCTCTGAACTTCTCTTTGATGGTATGTGGCTTTTCAAAAGCCGGAAACGAATACAGTAAATCCTGTAGCCGAATTTGCTGCATATCATCCAATTCCTCAGAGTTTCGGAGTAGTAGCCATCTATTACCCTTAATATGCTTTCTTTGCTTCTCAGGAAGCTCAGAAGCGACTTTTTTACGGATAACATCAAGTGCTTCATTGAGGTGTTTAATAACATGAAACTTGTCAATAATGATAAATACGTTAGGCAATTCCATTTCAATAGCGGTTTTATATGAACCCCACATATCTATCGTGGCACACTCAATTCGTTCTTTAGCAGGTAAGCGACTTAGCCATGCTCTGACAGTGTACAGCTTTCTATCCTCTGTCATATCAATGATTCGCTTATTCTCAACATCAACGAACATTCCACGATAGACACCATTCAGCATGGTTTCATCCATTCCAAGAATTCTTGGAGCAATTAACTGCCTTTTGGATTCCATTTCGTTAGCATAGTCAGTGAATATCCTTTCTATGGTCGGAACGGAAACATCCAACTCACTTGCTATATGTGAGAATGGCTTCTGCAAGGCTTGTTCTCGGATGTAATCACGCATACGAACTGTCATCTTTGCATTAGCATCAATGCCTTGAAATTGGTCTGTCCAGGTCTTACCACAAGTCTTACACTTGTACCTATGACCGTTAATGACAATACCAACCATCTTTCCAAACTCGTTCAAATCTCTGGCTTTACGCTGAGTTTTTGCTTGAATGACAATGTTGCTATCCTTGCACTGAGAACACTGTGTAGGTCGTTGTATTGGCTCTAATTCGTATCTTAGATTATTGTCAATTTCAACTCGGTCTAACACTTTAAACTCCTTTGGTTCTATGTTGTATAGTTCATGTTCCATTTATATTTTACTCCTTTGTGATGGTTATTTCATTATATATCTAACCACACTGAAAGTAAAATAAAACCACAATAAACTTTAAAATATACACCTATGAACTAAAGGATAAAAATATCAAATAACCACACTGAAACTTAAATTACCAAAATCTCAAAACTTTAGATATCTAAAGTAAATCTTTAATCATTGTTGTCGCATCGGTTTTTGCCTTTTCGACATTGTCGGGGAGAGCATACCGATAATTCCGCTTGAATATATAATCCGTTTTCCATCCTCCGAGCTCCAGGACGGTCGCTTCATCGGTGATGGTCGACATCTTGGAAGCATAATAGTGCCTGAAGTAATGGAGCGGGAAGCGGGGTATTCCAAGTCGGTCTTGGGTTTTGTATAACCAACAGACGATGCTGTTCGGGTGTCCGGTGTAGAATCCGTTCCTGTGGATCAGGTCGACTATGTTGTCGGGGAGTATGATCTGACGGACGGAGGCAGCAGTCTTGGTCTCTTTGATTATCCATTCATTATTTGCGTTTTGAACTTTGGCCTTGGATATGGTCAGGATGTTGCCTTCCAGGTCATCTTCGGTCAGACAGATCTGTTCCGATCTGCGAAGGCCGAAGCAAGCGAGCCACAGAGCCACTTCAAACATCGTTCCTTTGGCTTCAGCAAGTATTCTCTTAATGTCATCGTCAGACGGTCTGTATTCGCTCTGTACGGGCTTTGATGGTAAAGTGGTATTAATTATCGTCTCAGGGGCAAAGGTGCGCATTGTGGCGGTTATGAGTGCGGTCACATTGCGGGTATATTTGACCGAGTATTCCTTGGCATACTCATTTATTAAAGACTGCACTCGGTATGTGTTCACATCGCAGAGCTTCAGATCGAGAAACCAGCGGGGCATATTCTTAAGATATGACCGGTACATTTTGATTGTAGACGGCGACAGGATGCTGTCTTTTGATTCTATATACATCCGTATACAATCACTCATGCGGTCGGATTTGCCCTGAGAGGCCGTTTTAGTGTTCTCAACGATAATTTTATCGATTTCGGCCTTAGTCGGTCTGTAATCGAAAGTGAAGCACATTTGACGGCCGTTTATCATCGGTCGGATTCGCCACTTACCATTCTTAAGTTTTATCGGCTTCATTGTTTACCTCGTCCATATTCGCATATTTTAACATTCTCATGACCATTTCTTTGGTAGGCTTATCGGCATTACGGAAGTTTTCAAGTAAAAGAAATTCTTGTTCGTTCCGTGTTTTCATTCTGTCTCTCATGTCGGCTCCGGAGATATCTTCGAGGTCACAATTAAATACTTTCGTCATTTTTGTTGCATCTTCCATATTTGGGATAGTTCTATCGAGTTCCCAGGAAGCGACAGTCTGACGAGCCACTCCGATCAGGTTGGCAAGTTCTTCCTGATATAATCCTTTTTCTTTTCGTAGTTCTCTGATTCTTTGTCCGATAGTCATTTTTGTATTCTCCCGTTCATATGTAGATATTAGCACATTATATATCGGATGATAAGAAAATTATCATAAGATTGTTGACAAGTTATTTTTTGTAGAGTATATTCTTGACAGGGGCATTCTACAAAATTTAACACACGAAAGGAGGAACCAGAATGAAGCTTAAGTTGTCGGCATGGAGAAGGGCAAGGGAAATCACACAGGATCAGATGGCTAAAAGACTGGATATTTCAAAGCCCACATATGTCCGCTGGGAAAAAGAGCCTCAGAAAATAACCATGTATAATGCACAAAAGATTGCCGATGTGCTTGATACAGAGATTCAGGATATTATTTTTTTACCTTAGGCTCTACAAAACCTAACATCAAGAGGCAAAAGAAATGAGACGAGGATATTGCAAAGAGTATTCCGTTGACAGTCTGTGTGACTTCATTCGTGGTGAATTGAAACGACAGAAGATTAACCAGGCAGAGGCAGCAGAGTTCATCGGAGTAACACAGGGCCGAATGGCTCAGAAGTTAAAAGACGGTACCTTCACCGTCAGAGAATTAAAAGCAATCCGCATATTGCTGAATGTAGAAAAAGAGGAGTTAAGCAGTTACCTATGAAAAAGATTGACATTTTAATGACCATTGCTGTCGGAATATTGTTCTTTGGAACATTGGCTATAACACACGACACGATACCGGAACCCGAACCTATACCTGAGACACCGACATCGACAATGTCAGTTCGTGAGCAGTTTATGAAAGATGTCGCAGAGCTTCCCGATCCAGCGGAACCGATAGAAGAGTACTGGAGAAACACGGATACCTTCGAACCGACAGACATAGTTCCGTTATCTTTCGCAGATCAGTTGACACTTCACTATGTATGTAAAGTTCAAAATGTGCCTTACGCATACGCACTCGGCATTATCGAGAGTGAAACGCACTTCGACTGGGATGCTGTCGGTGCTTGCGGTGAAGTCGGAATCTTCCAGGTGCATCCAGTAAACTGGGACAGATTCGAAGCGCAAGGGATAGACGTTCACACTCACACCGGAAACATCGAGGCGGGTGTCATGATCCTGGCTGAATGCCTTCATGAGTTTGACGAGATCGACAGGTCGACAATGGCATACAAGTGCGGAATGGGCCGAGCAAAACAGTTGATATCTGAAGGAGTGACAAGCATAAGCATATGCGACACGGTGAGCGGTTACACGATGGCATGGGAGGAAATGCTTGATGAAGATAAGAGGCAGACTCCGTGAGTTTGATTTCGACTTCGATCAGGGCAAGCACTTCGTTTCCTTCACGATTGAGGAAGGCAACCTTGAAGAAGTGAACGGACTCAAAAATCGGTTGTTATCGATTGAGTTTAAGGATGTAGAGAGAGCAAAGACGATAAGCCAAAATCGATACTACTGGACAATCGTGTCCAACATTGCGGACTCAATCAACAGCTCAAAAGAAGAAGTCTATAACCAACACCTTCTCAATTATGGTCATGTTGTAGCAGAGTTCAAGGCAAACAAAGAGCAAGATTTGGTAAGCAATGATTTGCACATGATCCGATATAAGAGCGGTCGCAAGTTCAATTACTACTATGTCGTGAAAGGCATCAGCTTGATGACTACCAGGGAAATGTCGGACTTCATTGAACACGCAATATCGGATGCACGGGACCTGGGAATCCCGACAGACACACCGGACGAGATAAGGAGATTGAGAGCACTATGGGAGAATCGATAATCACTTCCGATCTGACTCGATGTGATGTGTGCGGAGCTCCCGCAGAGGTTCATCACATTGTGTTCGGAACGGCCAACAGAGACTTGAGCACGAAGTTCGGTCTTGTAGTTGGTTTATGCCCGGAGCATCACAGAACGGGCAAGTATGCGGTCCACAGAAACCGCACGGCAGATTTATATTACAAAGCATTGGCAGAAAGACGGTTTAAAGAGCATTGGCCTGAATATGACTTCAGGGAAGTGTTCGGAAAGGAATATGTATGAATCGATGGATAGGTATGGGGAGACTCACGGGAGATCCCGAAATCAGAAGTTCAGCAGACGGGATGATGGTCGGCAAGTACACACTGGCTGTTGACAGACGAGGCAAGGACAATGAAGCGGACTTTATCCGCATCGTAACCTTCGGGAAGGCAGCAGAGTTTGCCAGCAAGTATTTCAAGAAGGGAATGAAAGTTCTTGTCACAGGACACATTCAGACGGGTTCATATACCAAAGAGGATGGCTCTAAGGTATACACGACCGACATTATCGCAGAGGATCAGGAGTTCTGTGAGAAGAAACAGACGGAGCAGAACACGGCAGAGGCAGCAGCATTGCCGACCGATGCAGACGGCTTCATGAATGTTCCTGACGGAATCATGGAAGAACTTCCATTCGCAAGACCTACGGAGGCGAAAACGGATGCAGATAAAGGAAGCAAAAAGAATCGTTGAGCACATACTCAACACCGTTCCTGAGACGAGAGACTCCGATCCGCTTCTCATCATCGAGGTTCTTAAGTTTATCAATCCGAGTATCATAGATCAGCCGTTCAGGATGGTCATACCGCAATGCTCGACAGAGGGGCGATTTCCGTCACTTGAAACAATAAGACGGACAAGGCAGAAGATCCAAGCTGATAATCCGATGCTGGGACCGAGCAAAGAGGTCGAAGGACTCCGGGCCTTTCAGGAACATAAGTATTTGGAATTTTCATTAACAAGAAAGGCATGAGGCATGAGTGAGAAAAGATATTATTGGTTAAAACTTGCGGATGACTTCTTCACAAGCAAGCGCATCAAGAAGCTTCGCAGTTTGGCTGGGGGAGATACCTATACAATTATCTATCTCAAGATGCAATTAAAGGCATTAAAGACAGAAGGATATCTATATTTTGACGGTATCATGGAAAACTTCGCCGAGGAGCTCGCACTCGATATCGATGAATCACCGGAAAATGTGAAGGTGACAATTCAATATCTTTTGTCGGTAGGTTTGATGGAATGCTCCGAAGATGGCAATGAGTTTTGCTTGCCGTATACGCAGAAGCTTATCGGCTCGGAAACCGCATCAACACAGCGAGTTAGGGATTACAGAGCCCGTAAAAAAGAGCAAAAATCGTTACATTGTAACGCAGATGAAACAAAAGTGAAACGGCTCGGTAACGTAGATATAGATATAGAGATAGATAAAGATATAGATAAAGAAAAAGATAAAAAAGAAAGTCGGAACTTCGTTCCTCCCTCTCTGTCGGAGGTCAAGGCATATTGTCAGGAACGAAACAACGGCATTAATCCACAGCATTTTATTGACTTCTATGCTTCCAAAGGTTGGATGATTGGCAAAAACAAAATGAAAGATTGGAAGGCTGCTGTTCGTACCTGGGAGCAAAGACACGAAGGGGGAAAAATAAACGATGAAAACGCAAAACCCGAATGGCACCGTATGGTCGAATGACCAGTGGGAAGTGTATGAGGTTACTGACTGCGACTTTTATGGAAACGACATACCGGTGACATTTGCAAGGCCAAAGATTAACCCTTCCAAGAAGGGCGAGGATCGGACTGAGTTCCCGCAAGTCTATCGAGACTGCGACATCTACAAGATGGACTGGAACTGCTACTCGATTGATATGAGCGATTATAAGACACTCGCATTTTCATTCTTCAACAAGTTCGAGAAATGGGCCGAAGAAGGCAAGGGCTTATATATATGGTCCAAGACTCCCGGATCAGGAAAGACATTTCTCTCAGCTTGTATAGCGAAGTCGGTCATGATCCGTACACAGAAGATTATAAAGTACATTACACCGACAGACTACATGGAAAAGATAAGCGATGAGTACAAGGCAAAGGATTCACTTTATAAGCCTTCGAAGATTTATCGAGAGTGTTCGCTTCTTGTTTTGGATGACCTGGGGACACAGCTCCGGAGTGAATGGCACAACACAGAACTGTTCAGACTCATAGATCAGAGGAGTTCAAACGGACTTCCGACAATCATCACAAGCAATTACTCACTGGAGACACTTCCGGTCGATGAGCGGACCAGGAACAGGATCATGAAGGCCAGCATTCGAATCCATATGCCTGAAGAAAGCATCAGATCGAAGAAGGCGGCAGCAGAAGAAGAAAAGTTCACAAGTAAAGTCATATAGGAGGTTGAGTAATGAAAGTAAATAAGACGGCAAATACCGAAGCTGAAAAGCGAGTTCTTGAATACCTTGAGGGCCTCGATGCTCCGGAGCTTATTACAAAGATAAACAGTTCATCAAAAGACATTCCTGATGCACTTAGTTATTGCAAAGGACTTGCAAAGAGCAGAGCACAATCAGGATGCGCTTGCATCGAAGATACAGAGGTTTTCGGATGGGTGGTTCATTACTTCGAGGAAGATTCAATCTCGAGGGGTGCAACATCGAAAGGACCGGTGCGGGAAAGAATAGAGGTTAAGACGGAACCGAGAAAAGAAGTTTCCAAGGTTGAAAAACCGAAGCCCGCTCCGAAGGTTGTAAAAGATGACCAGCTCGAAGGTCAGTTAAGTCTGTTTTAAGGGGGATACAAGTAATGAAAAATGACATCTTAGATGAGCTGAAAGAAGCATATATGGGAACACCAAGGGAAGTGATGGACTATATATTCAAAAATGCTAATCACGGCGGGAACTGTTTTATCAAATATTTGCAATGGTGGCATAACAAATTGATAATTCGGACCTTCGGATACACATACAGAAAACGGTCAGCATCGAAGTATTTATATACTGAGGTCGAGAGAGCTGTTGTCGGTTTGGAGTATGCGGTCCGCAAGAATCTGTATAAAACGCAAATGGGCGGTTATCATGCCGTGTTCAGCGAGACTCAGAAAAGTTCAACGAATTATTACGGATACACTTATTATTACTTCTCACCTGATGACTTCAATGTGTGGTATACGGAGAAGGTTGCGGGGATGTATTCACCGGTAATAAACATAGATTATTTGTATACACTCAAAAAATACAAATATTGTGGGTATTCGGGAAAACAAGACCTGAAGGAGTACCTGGAAGCATATGACAAGAATCCAATGGTCGAATACTTCGGAAAGGCTGGGCTCAAGTATACGGCGATGCTTGGAAAGAAGGCCAAGAAGGATAAACAATTTGCCAAGTTCATTGTCCAACACGCATACAGTGTGAATGTATACGGATACAAGATAACCGTATACGCATATGAGCATAAATGCTCGTTTAAGGATGCCGAGGAAGTCATCAGGGCAAGACAGGATGCAGATTCATTCTTCAGAGGCTCGATGGGTGTGAACTACAAGGTAGATCGGGTGAAACTTCACGAATATGCAAAGTTTAACTGTGGCAAATACAGAACGGGCCTTTATATCGATTACTGGAATGCCTGTGTTCAGCTTGGGTATGACATGAGAGATACAAAGAACAGTATGCCGAGTGACTTCCACAGAATGCACGAAGTAAGGACTTCCGAATATGCCTCATATAAGGCAAAGCTGGACAGAGAAGCGGCAGCGAAGCTGAACAAGAGGATAAAGGCAACGGCTTCAAAGTATATGTTCGATTTCTCGAATGAAAAATACACTATCGTGCTTCCACAGACAAAGAACGACTTTGAAAGGGAAGGCGAGGCACTTCATCACTGTGTGGCCCGTATGGGATACGACTTAAAGATGGCAAACGGACATATCATCATCGCTTTTGTCAGGATGGTCGAAAATCCAAAACAACATTATGTGACTGTTGAATATAACCTGGATGAAAAACGGATCATGCAGATGCACGGGAAAGATAACTGTAATCCCGACAAGGAGACAAGGGCATTTATAGAGAAGTGGGCGAAGAAGGTTAAGGAGGTACAGAAGCTTGAAGCGATATGATGACAAGATGCTGGATGAGGTCGAGGCCCTTTGGCATCAGGGCAAGACTGTTGGGGACATAAGCAAGATATATGACATTCCATATGGATCGGCATCGTCCCTGATCCAGCGGTTAAAGAATCTCGGACGGATAGAAAACCGATATCCAAACAAGGCAAGAAAGAGACCGGAGCAGAATATCCCGAAGAAGAAACCGAAAAAGGGAACGGTCAGATGCTCAAGGGCTGTTTCAATAACTTGCAAGTATGGATGCGCCAAAGATTCGAGCATATTTGCAAACTTATGTAATTATATCCTCGATACCGGGCACATGAGAGGATGTTCTCCGGACGAGTGTGACAAGTATGAACCCAGGACAAAAGAAAGGAGCGGAAAAGATGGATTTGCGAAACTTGCCAAGTACTATAAAGGACACAGAGGCAGCAGCACTGATAAGCCTCAAGGCTATTGATCTGATCGTCAACACAAAGGAGTGGGCGAGCAATTACAAGATAGAGCTCATCAACAACGAGCTTGAGAAGTGGAGGACAAAAGAAGATGACTCCGAAAATTAGTGTGATAGTTCCGGTATATAACAGCGCAAAGTACTTGGAGGAGTGCATAGAGTCACTGGTCAATCAGACACTTAAAGATATCGAGATAATCATCGTTGACGATGCGAGCACGGACGCAAGCTGGGACATAATCGAGTACTGGGCAGAAAAGGATGACAGGATTGATGTTGTTCTCCATGTAAAGAATCAGGGTACGGGCAAGAGTATCAATGACGGGATCATGATTGCAAGAGGCGAATACATTGCTGAGGTAGATGCAGATGACTTCATAGATCCCGAAATGTATGAATACTTATACAGTCTTACCGGGGACGGAGCCGATGTCGTAAAGAGCGGATACTTCACTTATTTCGATAAAGAACATGATACTCCGTTATCAATGGTTGATAAGGTGACTACTTTAAAACCGATAAACTTATCCTACATGGAACGATTGCATATGTTTCAATTCCAGCCTTCATTTTGGAGCGGGATATACAGACGGAGATTCATAAAAGACAATGGACTGTACTGGAACGAGACAGAAGGGGCAAGCTTCCAGGACACAAGCATCATCTTCAAGATAAATGCCTTATGCGAGAAGATGGTCATCACGGACAAGAGCTTTTATCACTGGCGATGTTCGGACGGTCATTCAATCACAAGTACAAAGTGGCCTATGGCAGTCTTACATGAATACGGAGTCATCGAAGATTTCTTAAATGACCATGCAGAGCTTCAACTTCCGCTCAGATATATCCTTTCAAGGATGCGGTTCGGTACATACATATGGAACTATTTCAGGATAAGCGAAGCAGATCGGAAAGAGTTCGCCATGAGAGCAGCGGAAGATTTCGTAAGAGATAACGATTACCAGGACATGAGATATTATGATGCACGGACATGGCAGATCGTGACCTTGTGGGCAACACAACCGGAGCTGTTTATCAAATACGCAAAGAAGGGGGAGCCGAATGAAACGAATACTCAAAGTGATACTTGAAGTGCTCTTGTATATCCTGATAAGCATTCTGTTCTTCGCTTTCATCCTGAGTGCGTTCACACTGTTTCCGTATTGGCTGTTTAGTGTGTTGGGAGGTGGAATGTGACTGAATGTACTTGCTGGATTAAATATCCAAACGAAAACCACAAACATAAGAACGGCAGATGGAAGTGCGTTGACAAATATGTCTGTGTTCGGGACCTGGAAGTCGAACCACTTCCGGGGCTTCCGTTTCCGAAGTATTGGCGAAAGACAAAATGTGTAAAGAAAACGGAAAGTGAGGAATGATATGTACGAAAGTCCAATAAACCTTTATGTGCAAGAAACAATAAGAAAGATGGAGAATGAAAGAGAAGATGCTATTACGGCTAAAATTTCAGAATCCATAGGAATTGATATTAATAAAGACGAATTAATAAAAGCGTTGCAGTACGATAGACAACAGTACCATAAGGGTTATGCAGATGCTAAAGCCATGCGTGAGTCCATGCTTTACGAGATGCGGGCAGGGATAGAATCCAGGTGTGACCGCATTAATAGTTTGGCAAGCGTGTTGCCTTATACAGCACATAGAGAAATACAAGAGTTGTTATGCGAGATTATGGAAATGTTTGAGCCACAGGAAAGTGAGGAAGAATGAAAAAGACGGAATCTCATGTGCCGGTGTTTAAGGGTAGCAAAGTTAACAGCACAACGGTATGTGCTTACTGCCCGAAGTGCGGCGAAAGTTTAAAAACTTATTTACAAGCCAAGTGCGATAAATGCGGTTTTGACATCGTATGGCAGAAAGCGGGGAAAGGAATGAAATTTGAGAGATTTCAATTTATGTTTTGGCGAGATAGGGTTTATCTTTTGCCGACAATAGTAATTGACAATGGCGATATGCGGTATAGGTGCAAAAACTTGGCTATTGAATTTCATTTTTTGTTTTGGCATTTGCGGTGGCTATGGTTGGAAAGTGAGGAAACGGTATGAACAAAAGTAAAGAAGCTCTTGTTATTCAGACGGACCTGAATATCAGAGCTGAGAAATTAGAAGAATTGAGGCAGATGGTTAAACGAGAGATTAAAGAAGGTGTTGTTGTTCTTCCATATTGGGCCAGGGCGGTTATTGTTCCTAAAGATATAAAAATCATAACGATGGAGGATGACATGAAATGAGCAGAGCAGAACTTATGAGCCATGACTTCCATGAAGGCGACAAGATTCAATGCAAGAACTGGAAGGACCTTCGAAGAACGGCCCTGATCTTGACCAGCATCGGATATGGTGTATCGGTAATCGGATTCTCGGATATGTCTGATGACATTCTGACAATCACAGCAGAAAAACTGTAGGGGAGGCAGCAGACTTGGATGACACGAAAAGACATTGAGGAAATTGCGGACATTCGAAAAGAGATACAAATGCTCAATGATGAAATAGAGTCATTGAGGCAGCAGTCTTTGACACTTGGGGGTGCAAGTGATGGAATGCCACATTCGACCAATGTCGGTTCGCCGGTGGAGCAGATCGCAATCAAAATACTTGATCTGACACGGGACCTTGAAAGACGCAAATCGATGCTAATGGAAAAGTTAAATCGTGCTTTAATTTTCATCTACACAATCGATGACTCTTTGACTCGCATGATTGTGAAATACAAATGCATTGATGGTCTGAACTACTCGGAAATATCAGCAATTCTCGGATATGACCGATCTGTTATCGGGAAAAAATATAATGCGTTTTTTAATGAATTAGGGGCTTAAAAATTTGCCCACTTTTCCCACACACAATGTGTTATGTTGGTATTGTCGAAGAAGGACTTGGGGAACCCGAGTCCTTTTTTGATGCAAACCTCTGTCGAGCGGGCGGGGGTTCTCGTCCGCTTTTTGAGAGGGGGATATATGTTTCCGATGAAGATACCGAGCATATGCGCACAGTGTCCGCTTAAGGAAAGTCTTACACGGAACTGTGGCAAGCTCATTGATAATCCTGATCGCTCAAGCGAGGGGATAAACATATACAAGATACCGGACCATACTTGTTTGCTCAGGGGGGTACAGATCCCGGAGAGATATAGGGGTACGGAATATGGCTAAAGACTTTACTGGGGGGTTCTATAAAACCAAGGCTTGGCAAAAGACAAGAGCTGCTTATGTCAAGAGTGTGAACGGACTCTGTGAAGAATGCTTGGCTCAAGGACTTTATGTGAAAGGTGAAATCGTCCATCACAAGGTGGAGCTGACACCGAGGAACATCACAGATCCCAACATCACATTGTCATGGGACAACCTTGAGCTGGTGTGTCGTGAATGTCATTTGAAAAAACATGGAATGACGAGGACACGAAGATACGAAATTCTGCCAAATGGCGAAATATTTTGCGGAGAGCCCCCCGTGTTTGCCGAAAAATAAAGGCTCACGGAGAC